ATTTTTTACCTTTAAATTTATTTCTCCAATGCTCTACTTCACAACCTTTATAAATTAACATATCTCCTGCATTTAATTTAACTTTAACACCTTTCATTCCGTTTTTTCCTGATGGTTCTAAATATATGTCCCACGAGTCTCCACCCAAATTCATTGTGGTAGATATTTCACAGCTAAATCTATCCTTGTGTCTTTTTAAAACATCACCTTTTTTATATATTCTGGCATACGTATAAGCAGGATAAAGTTTAAGTTGTGTTTCTTTTTCTACAATCGGTTGACATTTTAACATTAACGTTTCCATTGCAATATTGGCATATTGAGAATAAGTATGAGGAACCTGCTCGTCTTCTTTTTCATAATGCCCAATTAATGTTTCAAACGGAGAAATATATCTTTCCTTTAAACAAGTATCATAAACTTGTTTGTGTATATTAAAATAATTGTAAATAAATGTTGCTAAATCTTTTGAGATCGCTTGACGTATAATCATGTGTTTATTTTTTTTAAAGGACATTTTTTTTATTTATAATTTTTTGAGGGTCCAATGCTATGTTTCCTGAAATACTTATTCTATTTTTATTGGACGTATAAAAAGGATAAACAACGTGATTTAACTTAGAAGGAAAAAATAACATTGTTCCATTATAATTTGAACCTAATTGATACCGATAAGTTTCAATTTGGCCAAGAGTATTAGTATAAACAAATTCAAAACAACTTGCTTTGGGTGCATTTGAATGATTAACAAAATTAAGCTTACTTTCTTTTTTAAAATTAACTGGAATATCTAACCAAATAACAAAAGAAAAAACTCCGTCATGTTTATGTACAGGATTAAACTCATTTTTTTTTTGAACATTAACCCAAAATGAATTTAAAACAAAAGCGCAATTTTTTGTCAGAACTTGTGGAACAATGGTTAAGAAAAAATCACTATTATTTTTTTCATAGTCTATTATGGTTGGCATTATAATGTTATTATAAAACCAGTTGTTTTTGTCTTTTATATTAAAAGAGCCATTAATGTTGCCAGCTAAAGAAGAATTAAATCTTCCTTTTTTATTTTTTACATAAGACTTTAATATTTTTATAGTTTCTTTATTAAGTTTTTTTTCTATAAAACCTATGTTCGGAAAAGTTTTATACATCTTTAGCCATGCCTTTTGGAACTGCTTGTATATTCCAATGTATAAATCTAAAGGGCTCTAATCCATGATCTACTGAAAATTCATGTTCTAAATATCCTGGAAATATAATTAATGTTCCTGGTGTGGGTTTATAATGAACGACATCTGTTCCTGCTAAGATTACTTGTTTTGGTTTCATTGTTAATTTAGTTGCTCTTGCTCCTGTTTTTGGATCATGGAATATTGGATTAGATGTTTTATCACTACACTTTAAAAAATAAAATCCTGATACGTGCTGATTATTATGAATATGTGCAGAATGATGACCACCTCCTTTTTTAGAAAATTCTTGCACCCACATTTCAGAAAAAAGAGTTGTGTATAAATTCATGTCGTAACCCATTTGATCTAAAAATTCCCAAGACTTTTGACCTATGTAATTTCTAAAGTCTAAAAAATCATTATCCTGTGTTAAAGGTGTTGAATGATGCGCTGTTCCAAAGTCACCGAAATGCTTAATATAATCTTTATTTTTTTTTCTAGCTTCATTAATATATTTATTACTAGCTTTGTTTAAAGATGTAACAAATTCAGATTTTTGTTCAGACCAAATAGGAGTATGAAAATACTCGTTAATGTACATAAGTGTACCATCCTGTTATTATATATTTAGCTTCTTTTGCAATATTTCCTTTATGGGCATGTGTCCAAAAAGCAGGAAATAAAATTGTTTTACCTTGTTCGGGTTTTACTTTTTCTTTTTGATAAAAAAATTCTGTTTCTCCACCTTTTTTAATTGTATTTAAAAAAGTAGAAAATACTAATATTCTATTATTATTTCCTTTATAGCCTGTTGATTCTGAGTGCCACCCAAAATAAGATTCGCCAGGTTCATATTTTTGTATTTTAGTTTCTCTATGTATCGTCCAGCGTTGTTGACCTTTATTTATATAAAGATATTTTTTTACATATTTTTCTAAAATTTTGTTTAATGCAGAATTATAATTAATTAAACTACTATTTGTGCTACTTAAATAAACTTGATTCATGTGAGTAATATTATCTTTTCTTAATATTTTGTTATTATCATTTTCATAAACATCAATTAATTTTTGACATATTTTTTTATTAATATAATCTTTATATATAAACATATTATTTAAAAGGAAGACCTTGATTCCAAACCACCAAGCTGTATCTCACTCCTTTTGTTACAGGTTTAACTCTATGCCAAACAAACGATGGAAAAACAATAATTGATCCTTTGGGTAATATCTCTTTACATTTAACTAAATGTTTAGATTCATCTCTTTGTGGCGGATCATAGTTTCTAAAATCAAACTCTAACTCTCCTCCTTGATATTCTGATCCATCGGTCAGTTGACAAGTCATAGATAATTTTCTTACTTTACCCTTATCATTAATTTCATGTTCACTATCACAATGCCAGTCGTAATATTGATTAAGTTTATATTTTGTAAATTGACAAGATTGAGATGAGTCCCATTGAAAATTCCAACCTGCTTTTTTATTAGCTTCAACAACAAAAGGGTGTATTTCTTTATAAATCCAAGTATCATTAAGCCACACTAAATCAGAATTTCTTTTTCTTTTTAAATTTAATACGTCTTGTTTGGTTAATTTTTTATTACTATAACTACCTGTTAGAGCCATAGCATCTTTTTGTTTTAACCCATATTTAATAACATCATCACAAAATCTTGGTGTTAGTGCTGATTTAAAATACCAATAGTAATTAGATATATTCATTTTAATTTATAACCAATTTACCTACGTCTGGTAGGTAAGCGTATTTCAAAGGACTATAATCTAACATCTATTTAAGTTTGTTTAAATCTTCAACTAAAGTATGTCCTGCTAAATTTAAACTAGTATTAAGCAGAAAAGGAATTTTATATTTCTCATTAAAAGTTTTGAGTAATTTATAAAAATTAATGTTATCTTTTTTACTTACCGTTTGAAGTCTGGCTGTCCCATCCACTGCCGATATATTAGGTAGTTTTGTTTTAGTTTTAAAGACATAAAGCATGTAAGGAGAAGGTCCTTTAATTTCAAAATCTTCAGGCGCCTCTTCTTCTAAAACAGCAGGAGCAAAAGGTCTATACCATTCTCTGTGTTTAATCTTATTCATTATTTCAATGGCCTTAGGGTTGGTACCGTCTATAAGCAAAGATCGATTGCCCAGACCTCTTTGGCCCTGTTCTGAACGTCCCTGGAACAATGCTACAGGTTCTTTTCTTAAAAGAGGACATATATCCTCTGGGGCTGCATCTACAATATCATAATCTTTAAAGGTAGGATAATTAAGAAATTCATAGTCAGGTTTAAACCCTAGATAGACTGGATGGGGAAGTTTTAATTTTCCATTCATATAAAAATTCATGGCTCCTAATGAGATTCCTTGATCTGTGCATAAAGGATCAATTTCAAAATTCTTGTATTTAAAAAACTGAGAATTGGCTAATACATTTTGAGCTACTCCTCCTGTATAACTTACATCTGAAGTAGGCATAATTTTTTTAATTTTAGCTTCTGTTTCTTTTTGAAAAATCTGTAGAGAACCTCCGTGACTGGAGAGAGCCATAGTTTTACCACAATGACGGAAGGCTAAAAAGTCTTTTTTTATAATTTCAATAGTTCTGATTTCATAATCCTTTCCTATATTATTGTGTTCTTGAAAAATAATTTTATCTTTCTGAAAAATTGTTTCTTGTTCAGTCTTATTACCGTTGAGCAAGGAGCCATCTCCATCAATAACTACCATGTTGGCTCTTTCACCAATAGTAGCTTTGGCACAATAACTATGAAATAAATGATGATTTTTATCTTCAGCAAAAAGTATTTGAGTATGGGGACCTATTAATTTAAAATTTTTCAAAGCATCTTCCCAACGGAAATGACAAGAGTCGGTTAGAAACGTAATAATAACTTTATCAAAAGTTATCCCTAGTTTTTTGATCTGAAGCAAAAGTTTAAAAGAAGGAAAAGGGCTCACAATCATGTGATTAAACCTCTCTATTTGAGCATGTAAAAAAAATTCATCATTTTTAACAATCGTGATAGACCCATCATGAGAAGAATGTATTGCCAATATGTTCATTTAGATAAAATCATAAGTTATAGTTTGAACAAAATTTAATATATCCTGTTGTTTGTTGGTTAGATAATACATACAAGTTGATGGAAACATAATAAATTCATTATTTTTTAATTCAATATCCCAGCTTCTTCCTTTGCGTCTATTGTCATCATAATGTATTCTTACGGTACACGCTTGAACACCTACTCCATACAGCAAAACATAATCAGGTGAATTTCTTAAATTTATCTGATCTATATTTAATAACGGATAAGTAGTTTCGTTAGGTTTATATATATTTCCCCATGTAGATTTGTTGACTAAATTTAAGTTATGTTTAACTTTGAAATGATCTCGAAAATAAGTATTAAGCATATCCCAAGCTTTTGAGAATGGAAAACCTACACTAGAGTCAGTTAAATTTTTAAAGGATTGATTTAAAATTTTTGTTGCTAATACGGATCGATCAATTTCAAAACCTTTTGGCATTGAAACGTCTCCATAATATAAACCTACTTCTGATAATATTTTTTTTTTCATTTCACCTTTTTTATCATAATGTATAAGTATATTCTATCACCAATTGGCATAAAAGTCAAGCGTCTTTTAAATATCTACTAAATCCCAAGCTTGGTTATCTTCGTTCCAATAATAATTCCATTGATGTGTACCAGCATCATTTTGACTTTGTTGTTCTGATGTAAAATCAGGCTCATCTCCTATTGGGGATTTCCAAGTTGCTGTATCAATATGTTTAACCCAACTATCAAAAGGTTTTTTAGGCCAAAAAATATCATTGTCCGAATCCCAAGTAAAACCTATACCTGCATAGGTGCCTCTCAATTTTTTTGATTGATCCTCCGATTCTATAGGAGCACCATTATCGTGATTATCTGATTGATAGTGTTTATTACCTCTAGTATTATATGACGTTTGAATCCAAAGATTTGCAGGCCAATTGCAATGCTGTTCTAAATAAGCCTGTCCAACAGATTCAGTTTCAACATCATCACTATTAAGCATATCGCTATTTTTAATTACTACAACTTGTAGGACTATATTTTCTTCTGATATTTTTGCAAAATGTGCCATAATTAATTTTATTGATATTTATACCTTATTATTACAATTCCTGATCCGCCTAACCCTGCTCCTGGTTTGCCCACTCCGCCACCGCCTGTATTAGCCGTTGCACAATGATTAACAGAGGCAGTTGTTGAGTTTGTTGCGTTGGCAGTTGTTGCATTACCACTTCCACCACCACCATCACCACCTGAGTTTTCATTAGCACCACCACCGCCACCACCATAAAATGTAGCTGTACCTGTAATATCGTTTGTTTGCCCTGCCCCACCATCACCATTTGGGGGAGCTGTTGGGGGAGCTGTTGCACTTACACCTGCTCCTGCCGCTCCGCCGCCGCCACCACCTTGAGTATAACTTCCAGACACACCTGATCCATTACCACCATTATTACCTTGTGGTGGACTAACTGGTGGTGTATTTCCTGCCGCACCAGCTAAACAAGCTGGAGCAGTAGGAGCGCCACCACTACCACCGCCTGATCCACCAGAATTTCCTTTTCCTGTACCTGGGCCGCCACCGCCGCCACCGCCGCCACCAGCTGACGTTATTGTTGAAAATATTG